CGTATGGTCACCCGGCCCTAAGCAGTCCGTTCCCGGAAGGATATTCTTCCGGGCGTGAATACGAAATTTGGAACTGCAAGCCCCCACTACAACGCAGTTCGCGTTTAGTGGCGGGTAGGTGACTTCTTCGTTGCCTTCTCGATGGCGGCGCGGATCATCTCTGCGTCCCTTTCAGCTTGCAAGGTTTTGCGGGATCGATCGACGCGACCAGCGACGCTCTCGATGTATGGGAGGGCCGTTAGAGCTTTCAGCAAATCCGGCGCGGCAGCAATGAGGCGAGCGTTGGCTTCCGTTTGACGGACACAGCCCCATCCCGTTATCGGCCAGCCTTCGCCGTCTCGCACTTCCCATTCACGGCCCTTTGGGTCAGGGACGCCCCTGCGTCCTGCCGCCCACGGCCCCGGCGTATGTTTCGATTTGCTCATCTCTCCTCCTTTTCCAGCGCCTTCAATATCGCCGCGTTCGCCTCGTTGAGCCACTTGTGAGGATCGAGCCTTTTATGCGTGACCTTGAACGCATCAGCTACCGCGTCCTGAAGCAGCCGGAATATCTCCGGCATCGCCTCTGCCGCCGCGATCGGGTTCTCGGGGTTTATAAGCTTGCAGGCCTTCAGGGCTGTACTCGCGGTGTGATAATCGTTGGCGCTCCAACTCACTTCCAGGTTATATGGTTTCATGCCGCCTCCCTGTCTCCGGCCTCGCCCACTTCAAGAGCGCTGCCTTATCGAAGAGCCATCCCCGCCCCACCTTCCGGCAGGGGATCTCGCCCTTCTTCGCTAAGCTATAAATCGTGTTTGGCGCGAGCCGCAGCCAGGCCGCGACCTCCTTGACCTTTGGGCGTTCGGGAAGATCCGCGTCCGTGATTGCTTGCTCTGCTTGCTGCTGCTGCTGCATTTTTCCTCCTAATGTCTTTCGTACAAGTATCTGCCGAGGCCGAATTTGCTTGCCGCTCGTTTGAGGGCCATCGCCTCGGCGTTACTGCATGCGTCCCCGTAGCCTTTGGCGTCCGCGTCTTCGCATCCGGTCGCCTCGCGCTCGACTACGCCCTCGGCGCAGGGGATCGAGATCGAGGCGATGACGGTAACGAGATTGCCCACGAGCTGAACGCCCCGGACGTGGTAAGACCAGCCCGGCGCGAAGTGATCGAGAAACTTAACCGCCGTGTGCCACTCGATGTAGGTAAGCTCGGCGCCGCCCTGCTTGCGCGTCTTCAGATGGCGCTTCTGCAATGGCTTCGACAGGTCGGCGATGATCTCCTTGATTGAGCGCGGGCCCCCGCGTTCTGTGGATTTCTCTTCGATTGGTTCGCTCATGATTCCTTCTTGAAAAAAGCCCGCCGCCGATGTTCCCCGTTATCGCTCTACGCGATGCGCGCCGGCCTGGGCGTGGCGTACATTTCAATCGTCCGGGCCAGGGCCATGCGGAAGCTGTCTCCGTCTCTGACGTCCCGCTCACGCTTTCTCCAGAAGCCGTCTTCGACCGTGAAGTAGTCTCCGTGCTCGCCTTCGTTGAGCACGCCGGGGAAGAATCCCCAGCAGTCCGAACTGAAGAAGTAGCCGAAGACCGTGTAGCCTTCGGGCGTCGGCAGTTTGACCTCGATTGGCGCCCGTGCGTAACCGCTCGCGTATTCGCTCGGGATCCAGACCTCCGGCTCTGTCTCCGCATTGAAACTGATGAAGCCGTGAAGCTCTTCCGGGATAAAGGGCTTGATCGCCTTGATTATCGGCTGCCAGGCCTCGGTATTCTCCTCCCGCTTAGCCTTCGCCAAGCTTTCGGCCTCGGCGGCCTGGGATGCGCGCCTGTCCGCGAGCGCGGCGCGGGCCTCGTCGATGATTTGCTGAATTGATCTCATGGTTTCCTCCTTAAACGTCGAAGCAGCCGACCTTGACGCCTTTCGGCTGCGCTTTCACGAGCGCCGCCTCGTCGCGTTCGGCGAATTTGTCGGCGACGTGCCAGCTTGCCAGTTTGTGGAAGTAGTCGCATTCGTAGGGCGGTCCGTCGCCCGTGTATCGGCGTAATTCTGTGAGTAACACGAGTGAGCCGCGTACGTGGACGCAGATCGGGCCTTCGCCCGTCGCGCCTTCTAGGGCCTCCGCCAAAAAATCGCCGAAACTCGCAATAAGACCTCGCTGATTCATGCTTTCCTCCGATTGTTAAGGCGGGAGCCGGAATCCCCCTTCCGGCTCGTCGCGCTCCCGAGTTGACGATTACGCTCGCGCCGAGCGCGACGCGAACCAACACAAGTGCCCCAACAACCGCGTCGCCTTGCGCAGGGCAGCTACGCCAGCAGCAAAACGCGGCGCGGGAGCCGGAGCGGTGATTGGCGCCGCAATTGGCGCCAATTCCGAAATGTCAACGAGCGGAGCCGGAACCTGCCGGCCGCCAGCCCGGTCCGGCGCGGGATCGAGGACGGCCCCGACCGGCATAACCTGCGTAAACAGACCGACCGACAAAGCCGCCGCCGCCACGTGGTAGCACGGCTGCGGATTGCCCCGCCGATGGAGGCCGATGCCAGCCGCGCAGTCGCAGCTCGTCCACAAGGTTCCTCCCTGAAACCAAATATCCACAATCGAAGCGCCCCCGCCCGAGCGCCCCACCGTGAATGTGTAATTGTTGTCATCCGTGAAACTGAGCGTGCAGGCAGGATTGACCTGTTTGGCCTTTTCGATTGCCCGCCTGAACGTGTCTGAATTGAGCTTGATCATGATTGGTTCCTCCATGTGATTCGATATTCGTATAATATCACAATAATATCAATATGCAAGCGAAAAAGTGAAGAGAGGTGAAGCGACGTGAAAAAACTGAGGTTGCTAGGTGTAAAAACAGTAGCAGCAGCCAAGGCAGGCAATCGCCTTGTGTTACTCGTCAAACATCGCCGAAGCCCCTATCCGAATGATTTGCGGCACACGCCTTGCAGCAACCGCATGGGGGCCAATCTTCAGTCCGAAGTTTTCGAGCGTCAAATCTTCGCAATGCGAATGACGAGAGAAGAATTTCGGCCTCTATCTTACCGATCACAGGTAGCACAGCCGAAATTCTTCGACCGGCATGAGCATTGCATTTGACGCCGAAAACGAGGACCTATCATGGCCCCCGCGGTTGCTGCAAAAACGCCGCAGCCGCCTACCCGAGCGCAGGCGCTTCGCCGTAGCGAGCTCCGAATTGTCTCCGGATAGAACTAAAGAAGCCGCGCGCGCCGCAGGCGATAAAAGACGCGCGTTCCCTTTATCCGAGCGGAGCGTCCTCGCGCAGCGAGCTCCGAATAACTCTCTCGATCCCTTCGCCCACTCGTTTATCACGCAGGCGCGCGGACGCTCGCGTGTGGCCCAGGCCTTCCGACTCATACACCCAAAGATAAGAGATGCCGCGAAGCCTCACCCTTGCGTGAGCAGCAGGCAATATGCCGAGATCCGCCTCACTGGCAGGAAATCAGCGCCCAATGGAGCCGAGAGCAGGTAGGCAGACCGTAGCATTCTGCCACACTCGGGGCTGCTGGCCTGCCACGGCTCCAATCTGCTGTAAGTCACACGCGCTCTGTGCTATAGATCGCGTATGACTGAAGATATGATTAGAGACATTCCGAGCCAGGAGCCCGACCAACTGCCCGATACCATAGCGAGGCCTGAGGGGGATGCAGCTTCCGAATCTCAGGCGATCGCGCAGCGGAGGCTTACGGTTGAGGAGCGTGGGCTGCTGCTGAAGCTGCTGGTGGCGGGGCAGAGGGAGGGGTTGATTATGCAGGCATTCGCTGCGCTCGGGCTTCTGCCGCCCGCAAGCGCTACGGTTGCGTACTACCGCGAGAAGTACAGGGAGGAGATCAGGGAGGCGCAGGCGAGGAGGATCGAGCGAGCGATGAGCGAGGGAGTTGCGCTCAAAGCGGAGCGGATTGCGAAGTTGAAGGAGCACGCCGAACTGCTTGAGGCTATGCGGTTTGCGGCGGACAAGAACGGTAGGATGTGGAACGAGCGGGCTTGGAGGCAGACGCTTGCGGACATTGCCGAGGAGATGGGGGAGCGCAGGCCTCTGGAGGGTGAGCGGTCGGGTGAGGTTGTGAAGGTCATCATTGGTGTGGATCCGGATAAGGTGTAGGCCGGCAAGGCCCAACAACGCGGCGGTCCGTTCCCGATCCGGTTTGGGTTTCCATCCATTGCCGCCGTACGACAACGCGCGAAGCGCCAGGCCAAGCGGGAGCGCGGCTAGGGTGGGTGGGGGGAGCGAGCGGGGAGCGACGCGGCGGAGCGAAGCGAAGGGCGGGCTGTAATGGAAGCCGCGCGAAGCGCATCCGCGTAGAATCAGAGAGGTAGACCGCTCAAGCGAAGCGAGCGGGTCACGCCTGCAAGGACGTCGAGGGCAATCCGTAAATAGCGGGGAGGGAATATGTTGCGCGTGTGAGACAAGATGAATTGACATACCCGGACGTGGATCAGGGAAGAAGCGCAAATACTTCGGCGCACACTCCACCCGAGGGAGCCAACACCACAAGGCAAGAGTTGTGCACTTGCCATCCCACCCTTCTAAGAAGCAAAGCCAGCTTCAATCTCGCCTCAATTGAGCATCGAGCGGAGGCCGAGGAAGCCGCATTTAACGGGGCTTGTGACGTCCTTGGAGGTAGCTTCGGAAGCGATTTTGAGGCGCGGTCGAGGCGCTCGTGAGGCGCTCGTGAGGCTGCGATTCTCTTTCTTTTGCTCAGTGAGTGGTCATTTGGCCAGGCATCCCCCATGAGGAAAATCCCGTTTGCGTTACTCGGGCCTTATTTCTTTTGTGTTATCCTGCGGACATGAACTCTGCTGAAGAATCAATCCAACCTGTTGAAAGCAGCAGCAGCAGCAAGCAGGCAAGCAACTCTGTGTTGCTCGATCTGATTGCGCGGAAGTTGAGCCGGATCGAGGTTCGGCCTGATCTGAGGTCTATAACTCTGGTCATCACGCTCGATCGGCGGGGGCGGCCTCGCACGGTGATCTTCCGCACCGAATCGAAGAGCGAGCTTTCGGCTTGATTCCAAACCCTTTCGTGTTACTCTTTTACTGACCTTGTTGGCTGAGGCTTTCGAGTCTGTGATGCCTGCTCGTTTGGAGGGCAAGGCAAGGTCTCGAATTCATAGCTCCGGCGCCGGAGATTTAGTAGAGGCGGCATCTGTTTCGACGGTGAAACAGATGCCGCCTTTTGGTTTTTCGCTTCAACCGAAAGGGGAATCATGGCTTCACATTCAATCCGTGTTCTTGGCGTCGTCACAATGCTTCTTGCCTGCTGCTGCTTTTCGATGGCGCAGGACAAAATCAAGCTGTCGGCCTCGGTATTGATTACCGAACTTCAGGCGAACCCGGCTGAAGCTCTCGAATATCCGAAGGGCTATTCGATCGATGCGGACGCCCGAATCTTTAGCCGTAGCGGGTGGCGTCTCGGCGGCGTGTTCAATTTTCAGAAGACATATAACCAAACCGTTTTCGATGATTACCCGATCGAGCTGCCCGCCTCCACATCCAGCAGCGGAATGAGCGCCGACATTCAGCGCAACGTCTCGACCTATTCGCTCGGCTTCCAGTTGAGTAAGAAGGCCGGACCGGTCGAGCCTTTCGGCGCGTTCCTTCTCGGTTTCAGGCGACTACACGAAGACTTGAATAACGAAATTGTTCGCAAGTACCGACTCGGCGTGGATGTCATTTTTCACGAGAAGTCGAATTTCTTTCTTCGTCCGCTGTTTGTCGAGTTTGAACCGAGGAGTGGGCGCAAATTCGGCGCGGGCGCGGGGTTCAGGTTCTGATGGACGCCTCCCGAGATCGGCATCGCTTCGATTCTTCTCTTGTCTTTTCTCGCCGGGCCCGTGCGCCCTGCTTAAATTCGGAGCAAGGAAAGCATGAATCACGATTACCTTTTGCAATTCTTCGCCTACGGGCATTTACCGCCGCGATTGCAGGAAGTGAGCCAGCCTTTTGATGAATTGGCGCAAAGGATCGTTAAAACGCTGCCCGCCAATCCTGAGCGCATGGCGGCTTTGCGCAAACTGCTTGAGGCAAAGGACTGTGCTGTTCGAGCTTTGATCTTCAAGCAGCCTGAAGATTCTTGAGCAGCAGCAGCAATGTTTGTCTCTCTTCTCTTTATGGCGATCGTGACTGTTTCACAGGCGCAACACGTTGAGGCCTCGCCGGAATCGCGAGCCTATCAACCTTTCGGCGCCGCGCTGAAACTGTTCTATTCGAGAGAGCCTGAAGTCTTGCTCTCAGGTCCGGCTGGGACTGGGAAGAGTAGGGGGCTCTTCGAGAAGCTGCATTTCTGCGCTCAGAATTGGGCAGGCGCTCGTTTTCTGATCGTCCGCAAGACTCGGGCGTCCTTGACCGAATCCGGGCTTGTGACGTGGGAGGATAAGGTATTGCCGCCTGGTTCTGCCGCGCTTCGAGGAACGAAGCGCAGGTATCGGCAGATTTACGAATTTCCGAACGGGAGCGCGGTCATTGTCGGCGGGATGGATGAGCCTTCGAGGATCATGAGCACGGAATTCGACATGATCCTTGTTCAAGAGGCGACGGAATTGACCGTGGAGGACTGGGAGAATCTGCTTACGCGCCTTCGCAACGGCGTGATGCCGTTTCAGCAATTGATTTCGGACTGTAACCCGAGTGGTCCTGGCCACTGGCTCAAAAAACGAGCCGATGGGGGTGTTGTCGAGATGCACGAATCGAGGCACGAAGACAACCCTCGGCTCTACGATCAGGCGGAAAACGCCTGGACTGAGGAAGGCGCGCAATACATCCAGCTTCTCGAAAATCTCACCGGCGTTCGCAAGTTGCGATTGAGGCATGGGCTTTGGGCTCAGGCTGAGGGGATGGTGTACGGTGATGTTTGGGATCCGGCGATTCATCTGGTGGATCGCTTTGAAATTCCTGGAGATTGGCCGCGCTTTCTTTCAGTAGATTTCGGCTATATGAACCCCTTCGTCTGCCAATGGTGGGCTGAGGATCACGACGGCCGGATGTACCGCTACCGGGAGATCTACCGGACCAAGCGCCTGGTCGAAGATCACGCGAGGGGCATCCTCGACGCCGGCGCCGGAGAACCCGCCCCGGTAGCGGTCGTTTGTGACACGGACGCCGAAGACCGGGCGACACTTGAGCGCCATTTGAAGTTTGGGACTTACCCCGCGGTCAAATCTATCTCAGACGGGATTCAAGCGACGGCCGGCCGGATGAAGCTCGCGGGCGATGGCAAGGCGCGACTCTTCCTGATGCGTGATTCCCTCCTCGATCGCGACTCTGATCTTCGAGATCGAAAACTCCCGACCTGCACGGAAGAGGAAATTGAGGGCTACGTATGGAACCCGAAGAAAGACCTTCCGGTTAAAGAGGACGATCATGGTTGCGACTGCATGAGGTATGCATGCATGTTCTTGGAAAGCTCGAGCAAAGGAGTTTGGGTTTGACCCTTTGGGATCGAATTAAATTCGCAATCAGTCTCCCGCGCTCGCTCGCGCGCGGCGGTGATTTCGATCTCAAAACGCTCTTTGAAAAACAGCGCGTCGGGATCAATGGGCTTGACCCTTTTCCTCGCTTTGATAAACAGAAGTTGTTTACGTGGAGCAGGGAATCTGACCTTGCTTATTCCTGTATCCTGAAAATTATCGAAGCCGCTCAGGACCCGGATTTAATCGTCGAGCGGCGCAAGAATCGCATTCGCCCCTGGGAGCCTGAGCCCGGGCATGCTCTGCGGCAACTGCTGATGCGCCCGAATCCCGAAATGAGCCAGGCCGAATTCTTGGGTGCGTGGCTCGGCAGTGAAGAGGCCTGCGGCGAGTTCTTCGCGGAGATCGAGCGCGATAAGCGGGGCCGGCCTCGCCACCTTTGGCCACTCGATCCCACCTGTATCCATCCCGCTTCAATCATCTACCCGGGTTCAGGGAAGGAGGGTTGGATATGGCGCGGTTACTCCTATGCTGAAGAAGTCCATCTTTTGCCGCGTGACGTCTTCTACTCACTCAGGCGCGATCTTCAAGCGCCCTGGATGCCGCTCTCTCCGCTGCGCGTGGCGCTGGGGAGCGTCGAGGCGGACGCGATGCAGACGATGTTCGTTCGAAGCTTCTTCAAAAACTCGGGCGTCCCTTCGGGTGTGGTTAAGATCAAAGGCCGGACCTTGAAGGATGAAGAGGCGGAAGGGATTCGCCAGCGCTGGCTCCGTCGTTACGGCGCCGGTGGCAAATTCCACGTCGGCCCCGCGGTGATGGATGAAAACGCCGAATACCAGAAAGTCGGAAGCGACCTCTCCGAGATCGAAGGTGGGACCCTGCGCGCGCAGAATGAGGCGCGGATCTGTGGCGTTTTTGGCGTCCCTCCGCTGCTTGTGAGCGCATACGTCGGTCTGCTCTACGTCAACCAGCGCGCGAGCGCGAAAGAGTCACAGGTTGATTTCTGGGCCAATAAGATGAGCCCGACGTTCAAGCGGCTGAGATCGCGGCTTACCTGGTCGTTGCTCCTCGAATTTGAGGATGAGGGCGCCATCCGCGATGAGCTCATCCGGCTCAACTGGGATATGAGCCAGGTCGTCGCGCTTCAGGAATCGATGAGCGAACGCTCGATGCGCGCGCGCGAAGATTTCCGAGTAGGCGGATTGACCTTGAATGAGTTCCGCGCCGTCCTGGGCATGGCGCCGACTCCTTCCGGTGATTACTACCTCCGGCCCGTCAATCGCCTGCCCGTGACGCCTGAGATCGTGGCGGAGCAATTGCTTGCTGCTGCTGCTGCTACTTCAGCTTCTGTCAGTTTGATTCTTTCCGGCTCGCGTGATCCGAAAGCGCATGAAGAGGGCGGGGAAGAGAAGCGGCTTATCTTGCGGAAGGTCTTCGATTGGGATGGGCTGGAATGCGGCAGGGAGCCGAGTGACTTTGAGCGGCGGATTAACGTGAAGGCTCTTGGCAATCTTATGGGCAGCAGCAGCAGCAATCTTTTGTCCGTCTTGCTGCCGGCGCGCAGCTTGCTGATTTCTGATGCGGTATCGAAACTGCGCGGCCTCTTGGTCTCGGACCTCCACAAGCTGACTCTCGATTGGCCCTCCGACGCCTGGGCCGAACTGCGCGGCATTCTCGATGACGTGACGCTCGCCGGCCGTAATGATTTCCTGGCTGAGTTGCGCGCGCAGGGCGAGCCGGAATCGCGGCTCATTCCTCCTTTGGCCGCGCTGGCCAGCCGCCTCGACCTGATCGCTGATGCGGCTGTCTCCCGCCTGGTCAACGACGTGCAGGCGCGCGCGGCCGGGATCGCCACGCATCTTGCGCCGCTTGTCTCTCCCGTTGATTTGCCCGCGCGTGTAGAGGCGCAGCTTAATCAATTAAGCGACGCTACGACGAGGGGGATTGCTCAGGAGGCCGCGCATCAGGCTTTGGCTTTGGGCAGGGAAGTCGAGGCGGCGAATTGGAGCTTTGGCGGATTTATCTATTCGGCTGTGCTCGACAGGAACACTTGCCAGGTCTGCCGCTCGCTCGACGGATTTACGGCCGAGCTCCTGGCCGAAATGCCCACGGTTCCGAATCCGAATTGCGGCGAAGGCTTCGGGCGCTGCCGCTGCGCGATTTTGCCCGTGTTTTGAGGTGAGACGGTGAAGCAGAAACGCGAAAGAGAATCGAAGACGATGCCGGCGTGGACAAAGGACGTTTCAGGGCGGAAGGTCACGGGCATTACCGCCGTCACCGGCAACGTCGACGACGGCGGCGACAGGATTATTGCGGGCGCCTTCTCTAAGACTATTGCCGAATCGGCGCGCCGGATTCGCCATCTCTGGCAGCACGGCGCGGACGGATGGGATTACGGCGTCACGCCGCCGATCGCCGCCGTCACTCGGATTGCCGAGGTCGGCAAGGATGCCTTGCCCGATGCGGTCACGAAGATGGCGCCGCTCGCGACTGGCGGCCTCGAAGTCGAGCGCGAATACCTCCGGACGCCGCGCGGCGATGAGATCCTCGAAGCCTATAAGGCAGGGATCGAACTCGAAATGAGCATTGGCTACGAATGCATCATCAAGAAATACATCGAGGAGGACCGCGACCGCGTTTCGATGCGCCATTACCGCGACCTGATCGAAATCAAATTATTCGATACCTCGGACGTGAATTGGGGCATGAACTCCGCGACGGTCGGCAGCAAGAGTTTTGAGCGTCGTTTTCAATTACTCGTCGAGCGCATGAAGGCGCTCGACGTTCACGATTTACATGCATGTGAGCTTGACGTCTCACTGCTTGAAGAATTCCGCGCCTTGTGCCGGATGTTCGGGGATTTGCCTACGAAGACGAATCCCGAAATTGCATTGCAGCTCACGCCGGCAACAGAGCTTGAGCCGAGCCGAACCGGGGAGCCCCGGGTTTCACTCACTCCGATGTTGATCGAGCTTAGACAACTTGAACTTTCAATGTTTTCTTGATTGGAGTGAATATGTGGAAAAAGAAATTCGAGTCCTCGCGGATCGCCTGGGAAGCGGCGATGAAGGCCGCGAAGACTTACGCCTCCGAGCTCGAAGGCAAGGCCGAGACGAGCCCCGAAGAAAGGGCGCGCCTCGATCAGTTAATCGCAGATGTTAAGGCGGCGAAGGCCGAATACGACCGCCTCCGCCCGCTCGCCGAAATGGAGGAGCAGCAAGAGGCGCTCGACGTGGCGCAGGGCCGCAAAACCCGTGACAACGTGGCGCCGGGCATCCTGACCCCGAACTCTCGCAATCAGGCGTCCCGCCCGCTGAAGGTCAGCAATATTTTTAAGGCGACGTTTGCGGCAGGGAGCTCTCACAACCAGGCCATCTTCAGGGAGTACGCTAACGAAGAATATTCGATGTCTGAGCGCCTGAAATCGCTCGGTTACTCTTCCGAGACGATGGGCGGCTGGCTCTTCCCTCTGGGCGACGAACTCCTGATCGAGCCTGTATATGAGTCTGAGGAGAAACGGGCTGCGTTCGCCGCGCTCAGGCAGGAGGTCAAGGAGCGGCTGCGGATTGCTTACGACCCCGGCGAGATCGGCTGGATGATTAAGCGAAATCCCGAACTCGCCTCAGACCTCGGCCTTGAACACAAAGATCTGGCCGTGGGAGATGATACGCTCGGCGGTTACCTCATCCCGGTAGCGCAGGCCGGCCGCGTCATAGACCTGCTGCGCAACCGGTCTGTGATGATGCGCGCGGGCGCGGCCGAGTTCGCGCTTCCGCCCTCCGGCAACCTGACTTTGCCGCGACTGGGTTCGGACCCGGCTTTCGCTTACACCGATCCCGACACTCAGACCGACATGGCGACCTCGAACCTCGGAACGGGCGTCGTTCGCCTCCAGGCTAAATCGCTGCGCGGCGCCGTGACGATACCGAATGACCTTATTCGGTATTCCTCGCCTTCAGTCGAGCTCCTCGTCAGATCGGCTCTCGCGTCGAAAGCAGCCGTCGCTGAAGACTTCGCCTTTCTCGAAGGGCCAGGGAGCAGCATTGCGCCTAAGGGCTTACTCAATTACCCGCTCTCCGCGGCTGAGACTCCCGCGATTAACAAGGTCACTCTCCACGTGGCTGGGCCGGGTTCCGAGGCGAATGGCGATACGTTCATTCCTGAAGACGTGGCGAAGATCATCGGCCTCTATTACTCGGGGAATGATGATGATCCGCCTACCGGTTGGATTATGCGGCCCATGATGTGGTCGGCTATTCAAAACCGGCGCGCCGACGCCGTGACTGCCGGGGACGCCAAGGGGCCTTTTGTTTTCTGGACCGATCGGGGGTCGAACCGGTCTGAGATTCCGCAGTCCCTGGGCGGTTTTCCGGTTTATCCCTCGATGCAGGTTAATAAGACCCGTGCTGAGGGCGGCTCTTCCACGCTGACTTACATCCTCTTCGGGAATTTCCGCAGGATGCAGATCGGGCGCTCGGGCGTCATCGAGCTCGCCGTCTCGGAGCATGTCAAGTTCTTGCAGGATAAAACGATTATTAGAGCCATTCTGCGCTCTGATATGGGCCTCGAACACGAAGAGTCTTTCGTGCTCACTGACACGGTTCTTGAATCCTGATCTTCTTTTGGTACGGTGGCGCTGTTTCTCTTCGATTGGGCGCCGCCACTCGAACCACAGTTCAAACTGTAAGGGAGTTTTTCAATGTCCACCTGGATCAATGACTTTAAAAACAATGTCGTCGCGCCTAACGGGGCTAACACCATCGAGCCGAAAGCGCTTACCACGACCACGAACGGCGCGGCGCAGGACCTTGCGGATTCTGACGGCCAGTGCTTTGCGTCGCTTCACGTCGGCGCTGTCACGGGCACTACGCCCACGCTCGACGTGAAGATTCAGGAGAGCGATACGAGCGGTGGGACGTACACGGACATATCCGGCGCGACCTTCGCGCAAGTTACCGCCAGCAATAAATGGCTCTCCATCAACTTCAAACGCTCGAAGCGGTTTTGCCGCGCTGTGGCGACGATCGCCGGCACGACGCCGAGCTTTACCCTGGCCGTTGTCCTGTTCGGTCAGAAGAAGGCTAACTGATGCGAATTGTTTTCCTGAAAGACCTGCATGCGTCCCATCTCGGCTTCGACCCCGGGATGGGATTGCTCTATCCGGCCGGCGCCATTGTTGATGACTGCCTGCCGCACGTTGAAGAGAAACTTCTTCGCGAAGGCTTCGCAATTCCTGAAAAGGATTGGCAGCAGCAGCAAGCAGGCAAGGCAAAGCAGCATCCGCCCGATAACAAGCGGGGCAGGGGAGCGCGTGAGGATAAGGCGAAGTAACCGATGTGGCCACTGTCACGATTTTTATTTACAGGGTCGGCGGAGATATCCCTAGTTGTCCGGTCTGCTCCGTCTGGGAAGGCGAGGAGTCTCCTCATCGCTCAGACCTCCCCGCGATTCCTAACCCTGCCTGCCTCGCTGGCGCGCATAACTGCAATTGCTATGTCGTCGAAGTCGCCAAGGAAGATGAAAACGGCGGCGGCGGCGGCGACGGAGATGACGGCGACGACGGCGATGACGGCGATCATGACGTCAGCATATCAGGCAGTTGGGGGAGCGGTGGGGGGGGCGGCTCAGACGGCTACGGCTCCGGGTCGGGCGACGTCTCTATATCTTGGTGGGGTGTTTGGGACTGGTATGAGCTTTAATAAGGCTCAGGCAGTCGAAATCGGCCCCCGGGCTCCTCGTCGCGCCCTTCACATAGGTCTTCCCTCTCATCACGATGGAATCGTCGCCGACGTGGGTAACGAGATTTGGAATCTGCGCCCCATAGGCTTTGATGTTGAGCCGGAAGAAAAAGCCTCGCAGCATCGAATCGCTTCCGTTTAGCCCGCGAATCCGCTGTGGCTGGGCCGTGAAATCGAAGGCGAGCAGTTTTTCTACCGTCTCGCGCCGGGTTACGAAGCATTGAGTGTAAAGAAATCTCCTGACGGGGAGTGGCGCGATAAGGCGTGCCTTTTGCCACTCCTCCCCGATTCTCGGATCGAAGAAGCTCACGAGCGGCCAGGCATCAGGGATTTCCACCCTCCGCGCGTACTCGACCAGGTTCCGGCAGGGAATTATGTCGTCTTCGCAGTAGAGCAGCCTTTCGGCGCCCGACTCGATGAAGGCCTCGAAGACGGCTCGCATCTGCAGGCGAGATCCGCGGCGCTCACGAGCCGGGTGAGACTGCAGTTTCCAACCTGGCGGGATTTCGGGAAGGTATGCGTCGGCTGTGACGAGCGGAATCGTTTCGCTCGATAGTTGCTTCTGAAGGGCGGCGAGCGTGGCGGGTAGATAGTTGGCGTCTGTCAGGCGCGGCGCTGTAATGACGCTGACCATGATTTTCATTGGGTAATTATATGAGTTGGACCTATACGCCGGGCAATGTCGGTACTGTCGATCGCGATTGGATTCGCCTTCAGGTCGGCGACACCGATACGAGCGATCAGTTGTTGAGTAACGAAGAGCTCGACGGAATTCTTACGCGCGAGGCCCGGCGCGACCTGGCGGCCGTGCGCGCCGCGGAGGAGATTGCGGCCAAGTTCTCCCGCTTCGGCTCTCAGGAAGTCTCGCGCGCCTATGCCACGCTTGCCGATCGGCTCAACGCGTACCTTCAGATCAGTTCCGGGACGTGGAGCTATTCAGGCAATCCGAACACTACTACCCGCGACAAGGTTCGCTTCTTCATCGGCGACACGGACCCCGGCCGGCAATGGCTCAACAACGCCGAGATCGATGAGGCCCTCGTGGTCGAGCCCCGAATCGAGTTCGCTGCCGCGATCTGCGTTGAGGCGATGGTCGGGAAGATGAAGCCCCGGGGCGCCGGAGATACGACGCGCGGCGACATCGCAATGATCGACCGTCTGATGCAGCTTGCCGAGAAACTGCGGATGCGAGGCCGAGTGGCTACCGGAACCTGGACTTACTCAGGCAACCCGGCCTCGTCGCCCCGCAATATGGTCCGCTTCTTGATCGGCGACATTGAGCAGGGAGATCAGCAAATCAACGACGCCGAGATTGACGCGATCCTTGCCGTCGAGGGCCGGCCGCACTTCGCGGCTGCGACCTGTGCGCGAACTCTTTCGATCAACTACGCGCTGCACCGCAAGGCCGAAAAGGCTCAATATTACGGCGCCCTCGCTGCGCAGCTTGAACTTCACAAAGAGATTCATGCCGGCGCCTGGACTTACTCCGGCGACCCGAACGCTTCGGCCCTGGATAAAGTTCGCTTCCTCGTCGGCGACGTCAACCCGGACAGCAAGCTGCTCAACAACGCCGAGATCACGGAGGCTTTGCAGGATGAACCGCGGCCGCATTTCGCCGCCGCTCGCTGCGCTGAGGCTCTCGCCGCGCGCTTCGCTACGCAAATTGACGCCGGCGCGCAATCCGTCAGGTCGTCGCGTTATCTCGAGCTCGCGAAGCGACTGAAAGATCAAGCCGAGTTGGTACAGACCGGGGCATGGACCTATAACGCGGCTGACACTGAGACCGCTCGCAATTGGGTGCGCTTGCGGATCGGAGACGCGGATTTGAACCGTCAGCTTTTGAATGACGCCGAGCTTGATTCCTTCATTGCGCTCGGTACTAATAGGGCTGCCGCTGCTGCTGCTGCTGCAAAATCCCTTGCCGCTCGATACGGATCGATGGGAGATGAAAAACGATCGAAGCATTTCGCCGATCTATCGGCCGATCTTTACGCCGAAGGGGGGCCGGATTACTTATGATGAGATATTGGGATACTTGTTCGGCCATGCTTTTCGACGACTCCGAGTGGCTTTCGGCCTGGCTCCGGTGGGGCAGGGGACCCGTGCGCGATCAGATGCAAGGCTTTGTTGTCGGCGATACGAAAGAGCTCAATGTCTTTCCGGAGATTCCATTCCTCCGCTCAGGCGTTACCCGGGTGATCACGAAGGCGTGGCTCACGATCAAGAGTCCGGAGGCGGCAAATGATCCGGCTGAGAATGCGGCATGGGGGTCTTCAGGCGGCATGCAGACGATTACTGCAACGCTTGTGGCCGGCCGGGGTGTGATCCTGAATCCTGCCGAGGCGAGCCCGGAATTACGCTTCGATATTACGGCCGCGAATAGCGCGCTTCTCTCTCCGCACAAAATCTACCATTGCTCGATCCAGGTGAAGATGGATGACGGCGCATTGTACGAAGTCGAGCGCTTCACCTTCGAGACTGAGCGGCAGATCACGACTGCGACGACCTGATTATGGCTGGTGAATTTTCCAGGGAGAACTTTATACGCTTCCGTATCGGCAGTGCGGTAATGTTAGATATAACGCCTGCCTGGCTGCGGGTTCTCTCTCCCTTCGGGGCCGCGCCTCAGATACTCGATCCGACTGGGCAAGGGCTGGTCGGCGTTTCGGCTGAAATCCGATATAGGGGCCCTATTAATGTCATTCCCGGCGACATCCTGAAGGCCGGCCTCCAGGCGGCGCCCGCCCACGGCCGTATATTCATTGTCCGCCAGGTACAGCGTGAATCTGACGCGAACCTGTTTCAATGCGCTGAAATCGCCGCTCCCATTCCGGACGAATTCGACGACGAACGCGAGCTCATCTGGACTCAGCTCGGCGGCAACGTTTTCTTTACTACCAACGAAATATTTGGCGGTTCGATGCAGACAAGCCTCCCCGCGGGAACTAAGCCGATCCTCGAACACGCGCTGATTCAACTTATTTCCGGCGATTTCGATATCTGGACTCGATTGAGGACTGACGCTGGCGGCGCCGCGGTCCGCAACGCCCTTATTGGATTGCAGATCCCCAGTACACTGACCGGCATCTTTATTGGATTCAGAGATAATGGCGCGAGTAGCGAGCCTGTGCGCTATGACGTCCTGACCGGCACGCCGAGTTTCGTTACGACGACTTCCACCGGCCCGGTGGCTTCCTCCGCGACTTACTATTATGTCCGCTTGCGGCGCCGCGGTAGATTTTTCCGCACCTTTTTTAAGACCAGCCCGGGTGAGCCTGTCGCTGAATCCGATTGGACTCAACTTCATCCCAGCGGTTCTTTCTTTTTCTCCAGCTCGGACAATACTAGGCTCGGCCTTTTCGGATTTACGAATAATTCGGCGGCGGGCATCGCGCGATGGGATTTCATCAGGCATTGGATTCCGGATTCTCCTACAGATTCTGTTATGTTTAACAACGTCCCGATCTGCATTCATCGAAACCTCACCACGGTCGGCAACGTCGGCGCGGGCATAGATAGCCTGCACAGTTTTCCGCTTCCGGCAAATTCTCTAGCGCTGGACGGTGACTGGGTCAGGTTCACTTATAGTGGGACTTTTGCCGCCAATGACAACGACAAAAGAATTCGTATCAGTATTGACGGTCAGTTATTGGAGGATTTTGGGCTCACTGACATCGACGCGGGAGTGTGGCGGGTAGTCGGGGAATATATGAGGGTGTCAGCGACGACTGTTCGCGCAAGCTCTCTGGCTATGTATGGTGAGCCATTAGTGGCCGATGAGGCCGTTATTGCTGGCACTCCCGACATTATCTTCCTGCCTCGTAATACTTTGCTGACTGTGGCCAACCTTAACTCAAACCCTGTTACTTTACTCGTGGAGGCAGAGGCTACGGCGAACGATGACGTGACCCAGAATAAGAGCATTATCGAACTCTGCCGGCAGTGATCGAACGTGAACTATCAACCCTGGCTTGAATTTGTGGCTGTTCTTGCCGGCTCCGTCTTCGGCGCCTACCTGGCGGTGCGAGTTACGCTCGCCCGGATGGATGAGCAGATCAAGGCGCAGGGCGATATGATTAAAGATCACGGCAAACGCATCGAGCGCCTGGAGGACGTCCACTTCAGGGGGGACTAGGGAAACTTTTCGATTGCGGGGCGGGCAAGTTGCGTATATATTGATCGCATCACACAGTCTTTACTTCTTCAAGTTGAGACCTCCATGTAGTTGATTGGTTCCATAGGCAAAGGCCCTTCGGGATGTTGAGCGCGACCGAAGGGCTTTTCGCTTTTCTCGCCTTTTACCTGACTTTGTATCAATGGAGTTCTGGCGGGCCCGCCGCCGCGCCGTGTTTGCGAGGGAGCCCGCAAGCCTTAGGGAAGGCGGATATAATAACTGTATCGATATGGTTCGCGTCTGATAAGGAATCTTACGTAATAAAAAGGGAAGCCGCCAGTAACTCGAAAGCTATTGGCGGCTTCTTTTGTGGCCTTGCGGCCTTTTTGCGTCTGCCTCAGTTGGGCTGCAAAAAATCTTGCGGTCGTGTGACCTGATCGAAGACTAACACACTTGCTATTGCGCCACAAGGAAAACGTCCCACGCCCATCTTCCTACCTGGGCTCCGCGCGAATCCCTCACCTTAGCCCTATACCTGAACTGATTGCCGTTTTCGTCTGTGCGCTTCGACTCCTTGTAGTCCAGATCGAGGACCGCAATCCCGAGATCCGCGAGTGTGTGAAGCTCATTGGGTTCGGAAATCCCATTGTGATTTGAGTCTTGCCACAGCCTCAAGCGTGAGAAGATGGAATCCCTGTTGTCTATCTGGCCATCTCCATTGTCATGCTCGGCCAGGGCAAGAAAGCCGTTTCTCGATTTCCCTTGCGGCGGATCATTTTGTGGTGTGGCGCTCCCGAATAATTCGGCGCCGTTGTCTATGCGCCCATTTCCGTCTTGATCGAGCCCGAGCCATGCATCATCCGAATTGGTGGAAGTCCATGAAAGACGCTCTGGTGTACCGTCATTGTTGAGATCAAAATTGACGCCGTTTTTGGCGTTCGTAAGATCGAAGCCGTCGCCGTTTATATCAATGATGATCGGCGTGCTCGGGTCGCAACCCTCCTCGTTGTAATCCGGGACGTTATTGCAATTTCTATCTTCCGCGACGCAGTAGAGGTATGCGCCGGGATGGAAATTGATATTACTGTCGTTGCAGTCGCCGCCGCCGCAACACGTGTCCCCATACCCGTCGCCGTCGCCGTCCCACAAGGAGTTGCAGGCTGAAACCAGGCAAGTCTCCTGACGATCATCTATATCTTGACATCCCCCTGCTTGTCCGTCGCATTGTGGCACGACCCAGAATATGCGCTTTGTCCCGCATGCCGGTGAGGTTAATATCTGGGTACGTGATAAAGTGCCCTGGCCGCCAGGGCAGCTACAAGTATACTGACTCACGTTTGTGACTGTGACGCAGACTCCGTAAAACATCGCCTTGTTTGCGCCGGCGTGGACGCCCGGCGCTTTTGAGATGAGGGCGGCGCCTGCGGCGATTATCAGAAGCAATAGTATTTTTGTCTTCACGTCCTTCTCCTGGTTTGGTTGATGAATGATGGTTGCTGCTTACCTGATGGGAAGCCAATTATTGGGGTTATTCTGGTCTCGCTTATATAGGTCTCCCCCGTTCCACATTAAGTCGTCGTCGAAGATCGCCGTCTCGAGAAAAAGACGAACCTCGCTTACTTTGTCGAATGACCTGGTTTTCAAGAACGATCGCAGCTTGTCGTGTTGATCGCCGGTCAAGGTTATTTCCACTTCCTCCCCCGGCTTCAGAATTTTGTCATAGCTCCGGTCGCCCGAGTCTTTGGGCCTGCGGCCGAAGATCAGTGCGCCGGTCATCATCGGCCCCGTGGCCTCTGTCTCGGGGAATTGTAGATCCAGCCTGAAATAAACGACGTTCTTGTCTGACGTGTTTTTAAAGGTAACTGCCAGGTCTTTCATCCAATCGTCGTCGCCTTCAAAATCTTCTTGACTCTCGGAGCCCGGGCGCAGCTCCAGAGCGCGGCCTGCGGCCTTTACCTTGTCGAAGCTGAGGGGCATTTTTCGATGCTCATACTTCGTGATGGTTTTCTGGCGCGAGAGCCACAAAAGCGCCGCGGCCTTCCGCGGGCTCGACACGAAAAAGAGGCAGACCGAAAGCGCGATCAGAATGGCGCCATTCGCTGCGAGCTTTCTAAAACCCTGTCTTGACATTAGTAACCTCCTTGAATTTATAACCGGGCCATTACCTCAAGCTCCTTTTCCGGGGGGAGCTTTCCCCGCCAGGAACTTGTTATAACTCCGTCCTTGTTGACCAGTAGAAGTGTCGGCGTGCCCTGAACTCCGAGCGAGTCGGGGCGTGCCTGCCTGACGTCATCGACGGCTATTCCAAGATCGCCGAGGTATTTCCTTCCGGCCTCTATTGATTGAGGCAGGACGGCGATTAAGCGTGTGCTTCCCTTTCGCGCATTCGTCATAGCTTTGTAAAAGGACGCGCTCTCCGTGCAAAAGTGACATCCTGTCGAGAGCACGAGCACGAGCGTTTGATCGCCCTTCTTCCAATCCACGTCTGGCAAGGTGATTGCCTTTCCGGTTAACCCGGCGTCGGCGGTCTGGCCGGCAGCGGGCTTGTTGTTGACCGCGGCGCCCTTCGATTGGGAGCCGGTGAGAAGATGGTTTTTGACTAAGACCGCGCCGATCAGGGCGGCGACGATGATTATAGCAATCTGTGATGCGAGTTCAATTTTTTGGGCTACTTTGTTCATGCCACCTCCGCGAGTTGTTCAGCCGCCGCGGCCAGCACGCCCACGACCGGCGATAATAAGTCTTCGATCTTCTTGCCGATCTCTGCGACCTCGGGATCAGTCCCCCGAAGCTGTAAGGTTCTGACCCAATGAAGCGCCTCTAGAATCTTGTCCGGCACATCTGCGACATCTAGGGCGCCCGCCCGTTGCCTGCTGCTGCTGCTGCTTTCTTCTGAACCTGAGAAGTTTAAAACTGATGATTCCCCGCTGGACATCTCTTTTCTCCTTCAGTAATTCGTTGAGCGCGAGCGGCCCGATATAGGCCGCAACGAGTCTGACCCGGCCTCCACACGCTGAGCATTTTACTCGCTGTAAGACCTGATAGCCTACGACTTTTCGACGGCCGATCTTCGCCATTCCCGATGGTTTTGATAGCTCATAGCCTTGCGGATAGGGCGGCTTCGATCTCGGGTGTTTCCAGCCACTTAACGCGCTTTTGCCAGTACTGGCAATTCCCTGCTTTGCCAGTACTGGCATTTTGGCCTTTTCCAGTTTTTTGCCAGTACTGGCAAACCGTGTGATCTCGACCACATTGCCAGTACTGGCAGAGCCCCCCGCCTCTACCAGCGGGGGCGGTCTTTTCCCGTCGCGAGCGAGCCAGTTTCTCTTGCCTCGGCTTCGATCTCGCCGGGGAATTCTCCGCGCGCCCTCAGTAGTTTTTCCTCCGCCTGGTCTCCGGCTACTTTGAGCGCGTGGCGTTCGAGACGCTGCTCATCGCTGAACAATTGGATTGCGCCGACCGCCAACATCACGACCACGACGACGCCATCAAAAGCCCAGTCGACCCAGTTCTGCTGGAAGGGGTGAAGGGGAATTCCCCGCGCTAGCATGCGCTCCGTGAAGAGATTGCACAGGATGGCTGCCACGAGGAGGAAGAGGAATCCCCATGCGATTCCCCGCTGCATTTTGTTCGTGAATATCTTGCGGATTCCGTGATAGGCGAAGGCAAGGCCTCCCTCGATCAGGCCGAGGCCGAGTATCACCTTCCCTACTGTGATGATGAACGCATCGTCGAGTGAGCCGAGGTACATCATTTTGCCTGTGGCTATGCCGCTCAGGAGGGCTGAGACTACGAGGATTGCGCGCCCGGCGTTTGCGTTCGCCCGGACGCTCTTCAGAAGATTCTGATTGAATTGCATTTTGTCTCCTTATCTGGAGACGTGGGCATGACTTGACTCCCCTTCCCCGCTGGATGAGGATTTCCGCGCCGTCGGAAGACGGTCGCTCGAAACCGTGCCTTAGTCTCTCGGTTGATGGTGAAGCTCCGGCCTCTCGGTGATCAGAGTGGCCTCCTGCGGTGGTTGCTAAACGCATTCAATCGGCGGCCTCGGGATTTCGATCTCGATCGGACGCCATAAATGTAAAACATTCGGATGACAGTTCACATAGACCGACTTCGGCGGATGATATTCAACGACGCAAGCCTCTTCACTCCAAAAGACGCTTTTGACATATGCCATCTCTTCCCAATTTGGGGTTAAGACCCTGTTGCCCTGCCTTATCGAAACGCTCACGTGCTCCCAGCCGAGCGAGTTGCTGGCTATCGCAATAATTGACCGATTGCCGATCTTCGGCGGCAAATGAAACGCGCCGAAATCTGGGCAGTTGGCCGCGTTCTGTTTGTAAGGCAATCTCGGGTCCTGCACTCTGAATTGTTCGGGAACTCTCCACATCTTCGCCTCCTTACCTGTCAATCGCCGCTTCGACGGGTGAGAGCAATTCAAGCTCTGCTGCAACGTCTGGCGCGCCTCGCGAAAAGGTGTTACATCCGCAGCCTTTCTTTTTGCAAAAAGTTCCCTCCCTGTGATCGGCATATTTGTGCTTACACCAGCACAGAATGCGAGGATCCGGGCGCAGCAGCGCGCCCTCCTTCACGGCGCCTGGGCCTGCCTGCTGCTGCTTCCAGGCTCGAACCTGCTCATCCTTCAGCTTCGAGAGTTCGATCTTGCGCGCGTGGCTTGACCAATTGCGCTTATAGTGGGCTCTCGCATAGGCCTCATAATCCTCGAAGCGGAGTGCGTTCGACTTTGGGCATTCCTTTGTATGCGCGCCGTCAATCCGCCCGCACTCTGAGCAGCGGGGGGCGGTGAAGTCATCTTGTAATGGCGTCCCTTCGCCCAAAATGTAATGCTCGCAGTCGGGCAGATGGCCGCCCTTCGTATCGCAGTCGGGGCAGTGGTAGTACTGGCACTTCGCGCAGACGCCGCATTGCCCGTCCGCGTCGTCGCCTACGTGATAGTCGCGCTGATGACCACAGGAGCATGGCGCCGTGTAATATTTGTTTAGCTCTTCCACGCTCAGCGCCGCGCGCCATTTGGCCTGATAGTCGCCTTCGCTCTTTTGATCGCCGGAGAATTCCCCGGTTCGATTTCTGCGCCACGTCGCAACGGCCTCCCTATGAAGGCGCTCGCGCTCTTCCTCGCTGCTCTGCCGCCATCGCTCGGTCTCATCTCGCTCCTCAGCTCGCGCGTCTTCTTTGGCTGGCCTGAAGTCCTTGCAGTCGCACATTATTGCCTGGCAATTGCAGGGCTCATCTTCGTTAACGTGCCTCCGCCTGTTATGTCCACAGACGCATTTTTCTTCGAAGAATTCCGCGCCTGTCTCCTCCGGATCTGCTGCCTGCTGCTGCTGCTCCTCGATCAATTCAAATGCTTTTTCCTTGAGCTCACGGGCTCGTCTGTCGCGCTGTGAGAATGTCCCGATCGGCTCTTCTTCATCGTCCTCGTCTTTGGTCTTCACTTTCACATTCTCTTGATTGCTCAATTGAATATTCAGGCCGTTGTAACTGTAAAAAGTGCGCCCCTTGTTTTTCATCACTTGAATGAGCGCGCTCTTGGCCTCCGCTTCCAGCTTCGCGAGCGCGCAGCGTTGATCTCTGGCTTCTCGATAAAGCTCCGCCGCCTGCTCGATCTCCGGCACGTCGCGCGCTTCGCAGCCCGGCAGCGGCTCCTGATTGGCTTTCTTTCCCATTATTTCCTCCGTTTCCGATGTTGATTGGCCTGCGGGCACGTCGAAAAGTGACTTGCATACGGCCCGAGTAACTGAAGGCGCGTTCCGTCTCCGATATAGAGCGTCTTTAAAACCTTGAAACCTGAGTTGAGCGGCGCGGCGCTGCCGGCTTGAGTCTTCGCCCAAATGATCGGCTGTCCGCAGGTCTTACACTTCTTCGGATGGGCGAGCTCCTCGGCGTCTACCGGAAAAATCCACATCAAGCGCCCCCTTTCTGCGAGGGGATGGCTCTTTCTTCGATCGAGGCGCAGGCCAGATCAATCGCTTTGCCATGATCCAGGCCTTTAACGCGCCGGTTATACCAGACCATCGCCCCGAATCGCATGCTGAACCACAAGCTGCGGCGCCATAGTTTGAGCGCGCGCCAGGTGTAGCGCAGGATCGCGCGAGGCCTCGGCGCGAATACTTCGAGGACTAAATACGCCTCCGCCTCGATCAGATACCGCCCGCGCTCGCCCAATTTATCCGCGAAGACCGCGAGGCGCGTGGCGCGTGTGATTAGTAGATTGTTTTTCTCTTCGGCGGTTAGATGTTCTTGCATTGTTGACCTCCATTTCAGGCGGCGCCGTTCCCCGGTCTGCAATTCGGGCAGGGTCTCGCGCCGCGGCTTTGGTTTGTTTCGTTGGTTACTATCTCCCAGCCCGTCCCCGAGCAGGCCGCGCAGTATTCGCCTGCCTGAGTGCGGCGCGGCTCCGCTTTTTGCAGCAGCCATCTGTCAATCGCGGCGTCCTCTTCGCCTGATCTCCACAGGCGCCGGGCCAGGCCTCCGGGGTTTCTGATGTGCGGCTTGGTTTCTATAACGAACTGCTCGACGTCGGCGAACGAGTAAACTGAAAGATGGCCTTCATTAAAATCATTTGCAGCAGCAGCAGCAGGCAAAGCAGGCAAACCGTCACTGCCGCCTGCTTGCTGCTGCTGCAATGACGGTTCATGACGGTTCATGCATGACGGTTCCTTCCTTATATGCGCTGCCGGATTTTGCACCCCCTCC